GGCCTTCGCTGTCAAACATTATTTGGCAGCGAAGGCAAGTGCGGGGCTTCAGGCGTGTCGTGTCGCGGCGCGGTTTGCGGTGCGCCAGGCCGTAGGGGCCACGTTTGGCCCACCAAGACGATAGCGTTTTAGCCGCCACGCCTACGGTCAGGCTGATTTCCTCCCATGTGCTGCCTTTGCGTCGCTCGTGGGCGATGAAATCCAGATGCTCTGGCGCGATGCCCTTGGGTAGCCGGTCATCTCTTGGCGCGGTCATGGTGCGCCTTCCAGACCTTCTCGGCCTCGTCCACCTGCCGCCCCAGCGCGGCCAAGATGCGCTGCAAGCGCCAATGCTCCTCACTGCCGTCCTATGTCTGCTTCAGCAGCTGTTCGTGAACGTCAATCGACGCCATCAGCACCCGGATCGACCGGAACGGCATTGGTTCAGTAATGATCGTCATCTTTTTCGATTTCCCTTGCTTGTATCTCAATCCACCATGCCAGCAGCAGCACGATGCCACCGCCCAGCAGCAGGCCCACCAAGGCCATGCGTAACCAGTCTAAAAATGCCATTGCGTCCCCCTCGGTGGGTGTGTATCATAATCTTGTGCGCGGGGGTTTCCCTCCCTCACGATCCGCGCACCGCCGGGCGGGTCGAGCGATACTGTCCTAGCTCCCCGCCCGGTGGCCCTTTCAATTCGGTGCGGCATTGTGCGGCGTCGGGTCATGCGCCCAGCCGGGCAGGTGAACGGCAATCGAATAGCGTTCCCCGTGGAAAGTGACCGTGCGGATGCGCTCCGCTTTGGTGCCGTCGCGCAGCAGCACGTGCGACCAGTCCGTCGAAATGTCGGGGTGATCCGGCAGGGGCAGGCTATCCTTCTCGGCCAACCAGCGGGCGTAAAGGATAACCTTGTGCGTGTCGTGCTTTTCGGCGTCGGTCATGTTTTTCTCCGTGATGCGATTAGAAGGCAGATTAGGCGGAGCGCAAGGCTAAGCATGGCCCGGCGCCTTCACAACAAAGAACCACCGCGCCGGCTCGGCGGCTTGCCGCTCCGCCCATGCTGCCACGGCTGCCGGGCGGCTTCCGTAGGTCGCCACCGTGCGCGGGGGCTGGCCGTCGCCATCCCAGCGCGTGACGCGCCAGCGTTCGCGAGGCTTGCGCGGGCGTTTGGCGGGCTGGGTCATGGTGCGGCCCTCTCGGCTTGCGCCAGCACGCAGCGCAGCATTTCCTCAGCGTCGGCGCGTGTCGGCCATGGGAAGGCGTAGAAGGCGCCCCCCGGCGCCCCCACGATATACCAGAACAAGCCCTGCGGCTTGACGTGCGGCCCGCTCATACGCGCGCGCCTGTCCAGCGTGGCAGGGCGTTCCAATGGCGCAGGCCGGGGCGCCCCGTCGCGGGGGGTATCTCAAATACAATATCGGGGCGCCGGGCTGACGTGAAATCGTAATGCTGGCGCCAGAGCCGCGCGGCCTCGTGTTGGTCGCGCGCTTCCACGATTAGGTCTTGATTGTCGCCGCTCTCGTCATCGAAAGCGACAAGGTAAACGGCGGTATGGGCGGCGCTCATGCTTCCTTTACCTCCCGCGCGAAGGCTTCAACGGGTTCGGCGTCTTCATTGTATCCCGTAGGGTATAGCTCTATCTCCCCTTCCTCCCATTGCTCCAAAGCCAAAGCTTCTGCCGTGGCAGCGTCCGGCGCGTCAATTTCAACGTCGTTTGACCGCGTCTCGCGCACTACGCGCGACACAGTGACAAGGTATAGTGGCATGGTCAGCCCTCCATCCGGCTTTCAAGGAACCGCGCGGCGTCATGGCCTACCCATTCCACGGCAAACCAGACAAGCCAACCAATCGTGATGCTGCCATGGCGCGGCGCGGGATGTTCGCCAGTTTCTTCATGGTATTGCGCCGCGGCCTCGTCGATTTCCTCCCACCAATACGCCGCTTTGTCGGCTATGTCGTGGTTATAGATCAGCCCTCGCGGCGCGTGACACGCAGCGCAGTCGATGGTTTCCAAATGGTGCAGCACATCCCGCGCGCTGGCGCCCTCGTCATGTTCGAAAGCATCGCGCGCCCATTCAAGAATAGCGTGGGAGATATTGCCCGCGTTGCAGTCGTGCCAATCGGCCAGCGCGGCCAGCGCATCCTTGGCAGTCTCAATCGTTTTGGTTTCCATAGTCTGTTCCCCTCTCAATCAAGCCCTGATTGGCTTGGATGATGGCAGCGCCGGAGCCTGCCATCGCCCAAGCCAGCCTAGGCTTGCGCCTCCCATCGCCAAAGGGTTTCGGCGCATTCGTCGCGGGTATCTAACACCTCAATGTGTTGCCAGCCGCCAGCATCCTCTTTCGATACGTAGCGCAGCATCCACGCGCGCGCCTCGCCGGAGTTGTCGAAGGCTTCAAGCAGCGTCGCGTTGCCATCGTCGGTATCAATGCCGACGACGTGGAACGGCGTTTCGGATTCGTGTGTCATGTTCTTTGTCCTTGTTTCTGTTACGGTGCGACGAATAGCGCCAGTAGCAGCGCTACAAAAAATGCAGCAATCGCGGCATCGTGACGATGCCTGGCAACATAGTCTTTTACGTATTTCAGCATTTTGTCTGTCCTATAATCTGTTGTCACTACAAATACTCTTACATAGTAATTGTGGCAAGATTAAGGCAAAAAAGGGCTGCAACAAAAAAAGTAAACGGTGAATAAAATATTAGGGCGGTTTAGGCTCTTTGTACGGCGGTTGCGGCGGCAGTTACTGCCGCGCGCTTATGTCGCGGAAAAGCCCAGCTTTTTTCTATATGCTAAGGTAATCTAGGTATTATCTTACTATAAAGGGATCATATAAATATGTTACTATAGGTTAACAGGTATGTAGTAGGGCTGGCGCTGGCGTCGACCCCGCGCGACTTTTTTCCGATAGCCTAAACCGCCTAAATGACCTAACTACAGAATCTGTCGCACCTAGTCGCCAATGCGCCGCTGTCACCCCCGCGCGATGTTTCCGGCAATGCCTAAACCGCCCAAATCGCCGCACCTGGTCTATGCTGCGCTGCAACATAACCCGTTACTAATATAAGCTGGCGCTAATGCTGCGCTGCAACATAAGCTGGCGCTAACATAAACATCTGGACATATGAATAGGTATTCATATGTTCATCTCTTCATGCGTTGGATGGTTGCGGTTTGCTAAAGACCGGGGGGCGGGGGCCCCGCCGGCCCCCCGTCCCGGTCACGGAGGGCCTGCAAAAACTTTTTTATTTTTTGAAAACCGTGCTACACACATTTTATGACAGTCTTCTCACTGCCCTATGAGCCGCGCCGGTTGCAGGCCACCGAGGCGCGGCTGGACGCAATCTACCAGGCCGCACGCAAGGGTCTGAAGGGCGACACGCTGGCCTTAGCCGCCGGTATGTTGCCGCGCGAGTACCGCGCCCTGTGTGAGTTCGACCCGGTGGCGGCGCTGGCCGAGGACAAAGGCCGCGCTGACGGCGAGATGGAGATGGCCAGCATTCTGCGTGACGCTGCGCTGGCCGGCGACGCCAAGGCCGCGCTTGAGGTGCTAAAACACACGCACGGCTGGGTGGCCAAGCAAGCCGTGCAGGTCGAGGTCAACCAGACCATCTCCATCACCTCCGCGCTGCAAGAGGCGCAGCGGCGGGTCATTGAAGGGATGGCCGAACCCATCACCCAGGTAGAACATGCAGACCACACGGTATAGCGCCGACGACGAAATGGAACTGATGAGCCGGCTGTGGACGCCGGCCATCAAGGACGACCCGCTCAAGTTTGTGTTGTTCGTCTTTCCGTGGGGCCAAAAGGGCACGCCGCTGGAACACTTCGACGGCCCGCGCAAATGGCAGCGCGAGGTGCTGCAACGGCTGGCGGACCACATCAAGGCGAACAACGGCAAGGTGGACTTCGACACCTTCCGCATGGCGACCAGCTCGGGCCGCGGGATCGGCAAGTCAGCGCTGGTTAGTTGGTTGGTCATCTGGATGCTGACCACGCGGATTGGCTCGACCACCATCGTGTCGGCCAACAGCGAGGCGCAGTTGCGCTCCGTCACCTGGGCGGAAATCACCAAGTGGCTGTCGATGTCCCTCAACAGCCACTGGTTCGAGGTCAGCGCCACGCGGCTGATGCCGGCCAAGTGGCTGACGGAACTGGTCGAGCGCGACCTGAAGCTGGGCACGCGGTACTGGGGCGTCGAGGGGCGGCTGTGGTCGGCAGAGAACCCCGACGCCTACGCGGGGGTCCACAACTTCGCCGGGGTCATGCTGGTGTTCGACGAAGCCAGCGGCATCGACGACACCATCTGGTCGGTCGCGGCGGGCTTTTTCACCGAGAACACGCCGCACCGCTTCTGGCTGGCGTTCAGCAACCCGCGCCGCAACAGCGGGTACTTCTACGAATGCTTCCACTCCAAACGGGAGTTCTGGGACACCAAGATCGTGGACGCTCGGTCGGTCGAACACACCGACAAGCAGGTGTACCAGCAGATCATCGACGAATACGGCCCCGACAGCACCCAGGCCCACGTCGAAGTGTACGGGCAGTTCCCCAACGCATCCGACGACCAGTTCATCGGTGCAAGCGTAGTGGACGACGCCATGCGGCGCCAGGCGCACAAAGACCCGACGGCGCCCATCATCATCGGCGTGGACCCGGCACGGTTCGGGTCGGACAGCACCGTCATCGCCATCCGGCAGGGACGCGACATCGTGGCAATCAAACGCCACAAGGGCGACGACACCATGACGGTCGTAGGCCACGTGATCGAGGCCATCGAAACGTACAAGCCCGCGCTG